CGTCTCGTACGCGTGAGGGGCTTGTGGGATGTCGTGGAGGCGTCTAAAATTGAGGGCTAAGTAACGTAAGGAGTCAACGATATGAGTCGCCCAGTTATCCAATGGTTTAGGTTTGTAACATGCGCGCACCTCATCATACTCGCGCTGATACTCACGAATTGCACGTACACCAATAACGCAGTTGTTTTTATCAATTCTGACGCGAGGGAAGATGTATCGTATCGCTTCAATCCCGTCTTCGAAGTTTACTTTGGGGGTGACTTGGAAGAACCAACCGTGCCGCCTCGCTTGAGTAAGGCGTGACTCTACTTGTTCCCATCCTTGATGCTCTTGCTTAACGTCGTGTGGCATGTAGTGATTTCCCCATCGGCATTTAAGAGACAGTCTGATTTGTTCAGCTTTATCAAGATAGAATTTAAGTGGTTGTCCAGTGTCATGCAAGATGTGTAGCAGGTTAATGAAGCGACCTTCGATTTGGAATAACCAGCCTGCGGTGGCATCAGTACCCCCCAAGTCCCAAACAGAATGAAGAGGAAGATTAGGATTGCAAACAAGATTAGTAAGACGACCTTCACGTTCCAAGTCGGCCATTTCTTTCGTAAAGTACGCGCCCAAGTTACCAACATCGAAATCAACATAGAACTCCTGTCTAATCATTTCCTCAGACATACCGAGCATTTTGGCTTGATTCAACTGCGCTGGGGTTATAACGCGTGTACCATCATGCTTATAAGTTTGGTCAATAGATAAATGCTGAATGAAATAATCGGGATTGTCTCGTACAGCCTCAAACATTTCAAAGGCGTGATTTTTTCCTCTTGGAGTGAACTGTACAATCTCAACCCCTCCGTTCTGTACAATAATAGGGTTCATATACTGTCGTGCTAGTGGGTTATGAAGGGAATACTCAGAATAAATAATAGTAACGGGATTAGAACCCATGTGTGAGTTAAAATTGTTAGAACCTGCCAGAACAAGACGACTACCATTAAGTAGATTAATTTCCATGCGCGCAGTATTTTTGGAAGCGATAAGACACTGAGGAATGTAAGAAATAAAAGGTTTGCCATTAAAATCCATTCCATTCCAGATGACATCACGAGCCTGCTTTTGCAAAGGAAATAAATAGATATGGGTGCCAATACGGGTAAGGCCACGTAACAACCAAGCTTGAAGACAAATGGTATCCTTACCAGCACGTCGATGAATAACTGAACAAACATTCTTACCATATCTTATTGCCTTTAAGAAGTCTATCTGATAGTGATACGGATTAAGTTCATAAGGGATTCTGATATACATTTATCTTGCAATCTCTTCGATTGTAACCGATACTTTATTTAGCAATTCTGGCCTACGCACCACAAGAAGATAATCTATCTGACTATCATCAGCATAAACACCTGCCTTCTGTAGTGAGTCTAAAAGGCATTTACATAAATTATCCAAGTCTCTACGTCTTCTATCTGGTGGGAATGCTTCAACAACCACTTTGAGTCTTTGTTTGGATGTAAATAATCCTTTGAAATTAAAACAAGTGGAAGAAGTGGTAAGGCGATAATAGAGGCCAGCTTTGCTAATAAAGTATATATTGCCATTCCGTTTCCAGTAATGGTTTGCGGTTGGTGGCCAGGGTAATTGTACAGTAACAGAACACATAATGCCCTCAACGTGTGGTAAGAAAAATGGATGTGAAACTTACCACCATCTCGGGGCCTCTCAACAATAATTAGCGGCGGTCTTTGATGCCTTCACGACCTTTGGCATTGTCTTTCTTGTCAGTCATTTTGACGGCTTTCTTAACGCCTTTCAAAGGTGACTTATCTTGTTTTTGTTTCTTTAAATCTTTATTGTCAGCCATTTTTAAATCCTCTTTAAGTGTAGGGAATATGTCACCTAGGGTGCAAGTGCTCTGTTTCATTTTCTCATATGACTCAATGTCTCCGCCAAGCGCGCCTGACGAGCTATACGTTCATCCGTAGAATGTTCGGCCTTTATTATACGTTTCTCGCCAATCTTCTGACCTTCGGGAATACCGAGACTTCGATGTAATCCACCTTTATTCTGGGTGGCTCGAGAAATCCAGTTAGCCATTATGGGCAATCCTTTTTCATCATTTTCATGTGCATAGGCATTGGCATACCATTCATTTGGTCTTTTTCTTTTACTGAGTAATTCTTAGAATACCCTTCTTTGCTATCAAATGCCTTTCTTTTCATTTCACGCTCAGGATGTTCCATATAACGAGCATTAGAATGATTTGGATTTTCCATCTTAATATCTCCCTCTTTTATTCAGCATTTCAGCCATGCGAGCACCAGCACTTGCCTTGCCCATGTCTTTACTTTCAATCGTTTGATAAAGCGCATCTACTCTCAAATCTTGATAAGAAGGATTTGGATTGCTTCGGTCAATCGACATGCGTGGATTACCCGGATACATTTCACCTGCAGGCTGACCCATTGGCTGCTCACCCATGGGCGCTTGACCAAAAGCACCCGATGTAAGACCCTCATCATATTGTTTTCGAGCCATGGCATTAAATCCTCTTCATTGTCGTGCTGATTAATTAGCTTCGCTACTTCCTAATGATTCTACGTTATCAGCAACTGTTTCTGCAACATTAGCAACATTTTCAGCAAGACTCAAGCCTTCAGTTAAAGCTGAATCAGGAGCAATTACATCAGCAACTTTTTGTGCTTCAGCTAATGCGTCCTTTGTAGCTTGAAGCATTCCTGTTAAACCACTGTGATTGTTTGTCCACTGAGTGACTTGAGAGGCCGCTTGTGTGATGGATTGCTCTAACATTTTAATCTTAGACTCAAACGCTTCGATTAATATAGACACTTTTGACATAGTTTACTCTCCATTGTTGAAAAATTTGTTTCGCATTGTTTAGTTGTTTAAATTTAACGTCTTCGTCATAAATATTTAAAGCAAGTAAGTAACAGTGCAAGCTATGGTTGTAGCTAAACCTGTAGTAATCTGAGTCGAAGAAAATACACCAGGTCCGGCAGCTGGAACACTAGCGATAATAATAATCTGAGAAGTATTTGCACCGACTGCAAAACTTAGATTAGTTCCCGCAGAAGGCCAGGTCAGTGGCCCAGAAATCCATCCGGCTCCTTGACCAGGATAATTGACGTTATTATTAGCTGTAAATGGTAAACTCTCAATAAAAAATGTACCAGAAGCGGTTGTATAGGTTGGTGTAAAAGCTAATTGAATAGATACAGTTACAAGATTTCCAATGCGCACATATTGTCCTAATTGGGTGCTATACACAACAGATAAATCTCCTGGAGTGGCAAATGTAATAACGGGTGTAAATGCCGTGGAAGATATATAATTTGCCAAAGAACTTCCGCCAAAACTAATACTAGTAGCTGTTGCGGCTCCTAATACCGGTGTAATTAAAGTTGGTGTATTAGCGCCAACAAAAGTACCAGTTCCTGTTGAACCTGTTAATGCATTACCAACCTGATTTATCGCTGTCATAACAATTCCTTAAGCTGTAGTTAATAATATACTAGATGTTCCTGTCATTATCCATGACGAATTCGCAACATCACAAACTAAATCAATGCATTGTCCTGCTGCCGCTGTGCTAGTAACAGTTCCGCCGGAAGATGTAGTTGCATTATTAATTCTAATCGTATCTCCTGTTGCGGCCTGAACAATCCAGCCACCTGTATTAGCAGTTGATCCAATTAAAGATACTACATCTCCCACAGCATAGACCGCTGGAAGCGTTAGTGTTGTTTGAGTAGCATTTAAAGCAATATATTTTGTCGATACAACTGCGGTTTGTGTGGTTCCTGATATGGTTGCTGTAGCAAATCCTCCTCCCGTTGCAGAAACCGTAATAGAACCAGAACCGTTAGCGACAACAATTCCAGTTCCTGAATTTATTGCGGCTGGGGTATAAGTGCCACCAGTAACTCCAATTGGAATTTGTCCAGCTGATGGAGCAGTAGCTGTACCAGTTCCTCCGCTTGCAGGAAGTAAGGATTGTGTTAAAACCATATCTCCAGTTGCATTAATTTGACAAGGATAAATATTAGATCCGGCTGCATTAGTTACCCCAAATATCAATGTTGTTGGAACAATTCCTGTTGAAACCGTTCCTTGAACTCGACATGTAATTGAAGCCGAAGATTGCGGGCCAAAAGAAGTTCCATCATCACCAATCCATTGAGTATATCCAAGCACATCATTATTTTGTACCGCAACAAATGTTCCTTGGATAGTACTTCGGCTTCTAAAAAAATCGAATGCCGATGCAACATTTGTTGATGAAGAATATTCTGCTAATAGCAGATTACCACTGCTGCCATTTATCCCAATTATCTGCAAAGAATTTGAAGATGTTGCAATAGGTATTGTAGAACCTGTAACAACTGATCCTGTTCCATTAGGATTTAATAAAATATTCCCATTAGTATTCATAGAAGAAATCGTATTCCCACTTAACGATAAATTACCTGGCAAAATAGTTGGTGCAACCATGCTACCAGTACCCATAATAAGATTATGAGCATTGATGATAGTTTGGTCGCCACTAGGACTTAGTAGCACTGAACCTGATAAATAGCCATCTGCCTGCCATGACGGAGGCGCACCAGAATTAGCAGTTAATACATACCCCGGAGTTACTGAGTTAGCCAACCATTCGGCAACACCTGAGCTAGAGGAGATAAGAGTTGCATTATTAGGAGTGGTTAACCATAGTGGCGAACTATTCACATCCGAAGATAATAGTTGACCTGCTGCTGAGGCATTACTAAGAGCAACCGATGACGTCCATGTGCCATTCGATGTTGTATTGTCCACGCATTGCACATATCCAGTTTGTCCTGAAGCTAATTGCAATAACGTTGCAAAGCTGGGGTCTTGGACAGTGAATACACCGGTTGAAAGGTTTCTGAATGTATGAACAGTCCCAACTTGAATGACAGGGGGTGTAGTAATAGGGTAAGTATACTTGAAGGTCTGGTTTTGGGTTCCAGTTAATATATAGTAATTATATGCAAGGGCTGGCTCAAGCGTGGTGCCACCAGAAGAGACAATAGTGTTGGCGTATAATCCACCGGATGAAAAGATTAACCCGTTCGGTGTGGTTTGGGTTAAGTAAGTATGAGAACCCGTCCAAGCGAATAATGCACTTCCCGAAGGAGGCGAATTGAATGCGGTTCCTAAGCCACCGTTAGATAAAGATAATACGCCTCCTAATGTCAATGTGGATCCACTTCCAGTAAAGGTCAGACCAGTACTTGCACCAGAAATTGTTATAACACCCAAAGCCGGTGTGGCATTTCCTGAATCCCCATCTAAGGTGATTAAGGAATCCATGGGTGAATAGAATACATTCCACGCAGCAGCGCCTACTCCGCTAGTATTAGTGCATACAAGGATAGCAGTTGTACTTGGTGCCATGGTTACTACAACGGCAGGGGTAGGAGTTGATACAGTTATGGTCCCGGTGGAGATATTCATCATATAGAATGAACGTCCTGCTACTACGTTAACCGCTGCGGGTAAGGTTACTGCTTGGTTAGAACTTCCGGTGAAATTATAGAAATAGTTTCCTCCAGCTCCAATGACTGTAGTACCACCTGCGGTAGTCACTGAGGTTAACGAGGCGACGAAACTATTAGCCAAAAGAAATCCACTGGCATTCCAAGCGGCAAAGTTGCTAGCGGTAATTGCGGTTGTGGCGCTAGTGACTCCTGTACCGCCATTTGAAATGGCTAATGTACCGCCTAATGTCATAGTAGAAGAAGTACCAGCAAAGGTCAGACCAGTACTAGCGCCTGTGAAGTTTATAACTCCAGCTGATGGAGTAGCAGTACCAGAATCACCGTTAAAAGTTTCAGCAGATTTGGAAGCGGAAACTTGATACTGCGCATCCCATGAGGAAGCGCTTGTACCACTTGTGATAATACAAGTAAGCAATAGACTGCTTCCTGGAGCCATAGCTTGAATAGTATTTGCTCCAGAAGACTGAACTGTAACAACGCCGGTTGAGTTATTTATAATTCTAAATGGAAAACCTAATGATAACGTAGATGTAACCGGTAGAAGTACAGTCTGAGTAGTAGAACCTGTAAAATATTGATTGTACGCACTGCTAACTGTAAAAGTAGTTGTTGAAGCGGCAGTGGCAGTTGTTGATAAAGATGATAGAAAGTTATTCGCAGACATATTAACATGCGAATCCCAGCGTGGAATTGTACTGGCAGTTGGCGTTGCTGTACCAATACTTGCGACGAAGTTTGAAAAGGTTATGGCAAAGTCATCAGTTGGGCCATATGGTGAACGTCCAAGATAAAGTAAATCGGTCGCTACCATTGAGGATGCTGGATTGGCTGTAAAAATCTGTAATATATTTTGTGACATTTTATACCCCTAGAGTAAGACCATATCTTGACCGTTCAATAGAATGAATGGGCCACCTTGTAATTCTAAAAAATAACCGGGTTCTGGAGGCGGGGGAATGATTGCTGAATATTGTAAATCAACATCCGTGAAAACGCTCTCATTCCCGAACCCAAAGTTCGTATCAAAATTAAAAGGATGCTCATTCGAGTTCATTATGATTGTCCTATCGGCCACATGACTACACCAACATCAGCAGTTGTGTCAGCCGTAATCATTGAAATTGTTTGTCCTTGAACCAAAGTTAATGAAGCTGGATTTGGTTCTGAAGTCGAAGCAGCTAATGTAGCCCCAGCAGGAATAGCCGCCGTTGCGCCAGTTACGTCAACAAAGACACTTGCGCCGGGTTGGTAGCGGAATGAAACTGCCCAATAAGGATAGTTCACGCCAGCCGGAACGGTGCATGATGCGGCGCTTCCATTTGTTAATGTTGCAGTGAATATATTGTTCGAAGGATGAGGCGCATACGCATTATAGCTATGAGAGTCTCTTCCAAAGTTTAATGCTGTAGGTGCTGTCATTTTATCCCCTTATTGGTATTTAATGCATTTAAGTACGAGTGCTGTCTGTTGAACTATTGATACGGGGGTATTTGTTGTAGTGTTATTCCCTGTATTAGCTGCTGCTGAATTCCATTGTTGTGTTCCACTTGCATAAGTAGGAGTAGAACCAGTAGTAATAAAGTTTCCTTGTGGAGCAGGATGTGTATGAGCAGGCAAATTATTTGCTACTAATGAAACCGTAGAACTTCCACCAGAAGTACCGACTGCATCGGGAGATAATAAGCCACCACCCTGACCAGCAGTAACCTTTCCTTGCAGGTTTGGCACATTAAAGTTAGCGCCACTACCACCCCAAGTATAGCCTATGACGGAGAACAGCGCGGCATAAATTCCAGTATCATAAGAAGATCCATCGCACACTAAATAACTGGTTGGGGCAGAAGTTCCAGCAAAATCTAAAATTGAACCAACTGGTACTACATCAACTACAGCAGGAAGTGGTTGCCATGAAGGAGGCAATTCAGGTCCTTGTGATGTAAATACATAACCTATAGCACCTAGATCAGCTATCGGCACAATAGGCAATAATGATGTTGCGCCACCAGTTAATACAGCATATGGGGAAATAGAACTTAATCCAGTTCCGCCATACTGAACATCCATGGGTATGGGTATGGAATAAGGTTCTGAAACACCAAGTGCCGCATCATGAGCTAAAATACCACTGAGTAAAGTACCAATATTAAAAGCATCTGATAGCTCAACAGCAGGGGCGTAAATTAGATATGGCGCGCTTGTAGGGGCTCCACTTCCACCCTCTTCACTTAGGTCAACAGTAATGAATGCGGTATTTGACGAATTCTTTGCCCAGAACTGGCTAGCGCCTAGAACTGGAAGAATCGTATCAACTGGAACATTCAATGTAGCTGAGTTGTTATAACGAGGAACAATTTGTTGCCAGTATAATTGGTTTTGCTGGTCAACTTGAACCAAGTTCTCGAAGTCACTATTTAACATACTTGGAGTAAAATTTGTATTTGTGTACAAGTTCAAAAACTGACTTGGTGTATTCCTCATTATCGTAACAATACTATACTGAGGAGGATTATGTAGAGGAAGAAATGTTACCTGAACTACATTGCTAGAACCTATGAATTGCACCGTGTAATTACTTGGGTCAACTAACTGGATAGCATCACTTGCAGGTATGTTCTGAAGTCTAGAATAAACAAGAATGTCCGTCTCATCATCTGCTGTCCAGTTTGTGCTGTAGACGAATTGATTCAGACCAGCTATGAACTGGTTCCATGGCACTATATCTTGAATTGGTACATAAGGTGCGACCATTTACTTGCCCTCGCCATAAAGAAATTGTCTATAAGCCCACGTGTTCGCCGATTTACGAGTTTTGGGTAAATTCATGGATTCAATCCATTTGTTTGCAAGAGCACGCATCGGAATTAAAGATGATAATGGTAGTAATCTTTCACCACGTTTAACATCATTTTCAGTCCAGTCACCTTTTATACCATGACCAGCAGACGTTAAAAAATCACTTATATAGCCTAAAACGGGGCCGCCTCCGCCTAAAGGATTGGTTGGTCTATTCTTGTATTTTTCACTAATTAATCCTGGAAGAATAGACCTGCCAGTAGCACTATTTATACCCTGAAGCCAATCTGCATAAGGGCCTAATAGTCCGGAATAATCGATAGCTTTATAAGTCTCTTCAAACCATGACGTATCATTATCATACGGCTCTTTGCCATTAGCAATACGCTTTAATGGTTCTGCTGCCATACTTAAACCAACAACCATAAGCATGCCTAACATATTTTCCGCATCAGGCCTTTGCATTAAAGGAATAGCGTAGTGTGTAAGTGCTCCATAGGCCCAGCCATGGAACATAAATATCATACTGAATATGGGCTCTTGTGCCCAATAAGGGCTTGAGAATCTATCAGCATTAACTATAGTATCTTTGACCATACGCCTCATAGCCATGCTCATTAAATTGGATGCTTCTAAATCATTCCATTTATAATATTTTGAATAATGACCGCCAGCCAATTCAAAACCACCGGCTTCGTTATATTGTTTTACAAATCGATTGGCATTCTTTTTTATATCTATCCCATATCTCGCCATCTTAACAATTTGTTTTTGTGTAATTGTTCCTGCTTGATGTGCAAAAGCTGCTATCATTACATCGCTTTGAAATATATTGGCTGCCAATGTCTCATTAACATTGGCGATATAATTAATACCAAATAAGTTTCCTGACGTATGAGCTAAATTATCAGTTGCAATACCAACTTTTTCTGAAACTGAAGAAGACTTAGCATATCCAATTTTACTTGAGTTGATTAACTTATCTGCGTAACCATTGCGAGTTGTCCATAATGCTAGGTGAGCACTTGCTGCATTCTGCCTGCGTTCTAATTTTTCTATATCATTCTTTGGGGTAACCAATCCTTTAATCATTGGCCTTAAACCTTGGGCCATAAAAGGCATTATGCCCTGCTTCATAATGATTGATCCCAATTCGGCTAACTGATAAATTGGTACCGCACCAAGTTTGGCGCTGGCTACCAAATTCTTTAAAGATGAAATCCATCGTTGAAGTTCAGGATTCTTTGAAGAATAGGTTCCCATATAAACTTTATAAGTGTCAGACATCAATTTCTTATCTTTCAGATATTCTTTTTGAAGTTTATTTAGTTCGTTTGTACGTTCTTGAGAAGGAGGTTTAGATTCAATCTCAAATCTATTTTTATCATATTCAGATTGAAAGAATCCAAGGACTCCATCAATACCTTTAGAACCTGAAAATTCTGGGAGAGCTTTTTTAAATCCAATTATCTTTCCCATATTAGATGCATATGAGGCGATGCTCTTGGAAATATCAGGATCAAGGAAACCAAGGTTGTTATGTTCAGTAGTATCAAATAATAAATGACGACCTTTCAGATATTGCGCGCTTTCAATAATCCCAGGAGATAAACTTCCGAAAACTCCTTGAATCAAATCATCTGGTGTCTGATTAAGAATTGCATCATAGGCTTGTTGGACGTATTGTTTGCGTTTCAAATCAGTTTCAAAACGTTTTCTGAATGATGGTTTTTTATTTGGATTATGAAAAACATACTCTTCATTCTCCAGATTAAAGTACTTTTTATCAATCCTTCCTTCGCGAGCATCCAATTGAAGTTTGTCGGCCTCTTCTTGAATTAATCTATCTGCTTCTGCTAATTCTTTTTTAGCTAAATCAACCTTATCAATAATTGATTGGTCTTTCGGACGTGCTTTTTTTTCTTTTTTAAGTTTATTTAATTTTGCTTCAACAACAATTTTATGACCACCAGCAAATCTTAATGGAGTTAGAAGTGTATTAAGTTGTTCGCGCTCTTGTTGATTAAATAAAACTCTATCCTCAAGAAGAATATGTAAATCTGGATTGTCGATTAAATGATTTGATAACTCATTTTCATGTCTAAATAATTGCGCTTCAGCATTCTTTATTGCTTTCTTTGGCGCTCCTTGCTCTTTAAGCAGTTTAATTTTTTCTTGAATATCAATAATTGGTTGTTGCAGTTGAGAAATAGTAAAGTCTTGGTCAGCTAATTTTGACTCAGTTATTTCTTTCCATTTAGGGCCATCATTTAACATGGCTGGAATATTCCAATTCTGCGGCATGTATTTAAATGCATTCCTTGGATTCAAGAAAATATTACCTTCTCCAACTGATGCATGATAATCAATTCCCATTTTTTCAAAGAATTTTGTGGCGACATCCGCGACTTCATGCACCTGTGACCATTTTGATTTATAACCTTCAATTGTAGCCGCATTACGAACTTCTATTCCAAATTGTTGTTCTGTGATTGTTTGTTTGCTTTGAACAGTCTGGGTGAAATTCTTAATGGCATTCTTAATATTTGGACCGCCTTCTAAACCATTCGCAGAAAGATATTTCCCTCTTATAAAACTCGCTATAGATTTAGCTTCATCCTTATAAGCTTCGGCATATTCATGGGCTGTAAATTGTCGAGCTTCTCCTTTGGCTTCTCCAGCAGTTATGATTCCATGTGGAACGACACGATTAAAAAAAGATTTTAACGCATATGATTTAGAATTCATTGCTTTCATGACAGGCGAAGCTAATGGTCCCCATGCAAGAAATTTAGTAACAGGTTTTCCAATTAAAGGAACTGAAAATAATCCACCCATATGCATTACTTCGTCAATATACAAATTAGCAGCATCAATCTTAGCGGCATTCATTGGTACGCCAGGCATCATTGAGGCATGCATTTCTTTCACAATAATCCCTTCCGAATTAACCACAGGGCTTATATTGATTCCATCTGCAGCCGCATTAAAGAATTTTCTAGTATTCCATAATTTTGATTCTCTAAGTCCGCCACCTAGCGCCCCCCCAATGCCAACTAAAGCCGTACTGAACATAAAATCACGCAGAGAATCAGTCGCCAAATCTTGTACATTACCACCGATTCTATCAGCCTGAATCAAAAGATTTCTAGAAACAGAATCCAACGCTAAACCACCAGCAGTCTTTCCCATATTCAAAAATACATTCTGTGCGATCGATGCATATTTTCCACCTACTGCCAATGGGAATAGATAGGTTGACGGGTCTGTGAACACACCTAACGCTCCACCAACCAAGGTTGAAGCCCAGGAACCATTAGAAAATCTTTCATCATCTTCTATTTGTTCGCGAACTTTCTGCTGCCGAGCTATAATGTCATTAGGACTTTTGGCGCTTGTAATATAATCCCAATACTGTTGGGGGAATTCTTGTATATATTCAGGTTTTAATGCTGTAAAGTCTTCAGGCACGATATCATTAGAAGATGATTGATTCAGTGAGTCATAAACAAATTCACCAGCCAAGGCTAGACGATTCATCTTAAACATCTCATGACCAACTTGAGAAAGCCAACCAGGGCGCTCAGGAACATCTTTTAATGTGGACTCAATAGGAATTCCAGTACCAATTTCAGGACGGTTTGTAGGCGCTTCAAATAGGCTTGTAGGAGCCAAATCCTCGACATTTATTCCATTTATTTTAACAGGGACGTAAGGAAGAATGGGTAACTTTTGAATGCTTGACTCTAAATCATCTTCTGATTTACTGAAATCTATGTCATCCATTATCTTTCCCTCAGGACTTTTTGACGATACTCAAGTATTGTTTGTGGAGAATGTGGAGCAAGTCTGTTTTTAATATATTCCTCGGGTGTTAATCCCTTGAGATTATTCACGCCAATATAATTCTTTTTAATCCAGTTTTCATTTGGTTCATAAGTTGGAATAATGTGTGTAGCGCCATAAAATCCATAGAGCTGTCCTTTTTCTCCGGTTTCAGGATGAACCAATCCTATATTATAACCACTAACTTTTTGTGTTGTTGGCGAACGTTGGGCATAAGGGGAAGATTGCACATCTAGATGCCAAGTAAAATTTCCAGATTTAGTTATTTGTTCAATTTGAATAGGCGGTCCAGATTCAAATTCATTAATAATTTTAGTATTAGTGGAATGGTCAGGATCAGACAACCCAAGTTTTTGAATTGATAACTTAGCTTTTGCATAAGCTTGATAATTAATTCGACCTTCTTTAATTCTCCAATAATGGGGACTTCCACCCTTATCGTATAGTTCTTTTGATGCAACTAACTGGGGTTGTAATTGCGTGATTATATCTTCTTGGATAAGGGGAGCCGCATCACTTGGAAAAGAAATTGCTTGTTCAATCCCAAGTCTAGTTATTTGTTTTTTACCATTGACTCTAGACTCACCCCATATTTTTGAAGCATCTTTTCTGGTTCTAGCTTCACTAGCGGCGACATCTCCGCTGCTTTGCTGCATATATCCATTAAATCTTGAATATATATCACCTTCAAAAGCAGCAGCGTTATCAATATCAATTCCATTTGCCAAACCAGATAACTTTATGGCGTTAGATAATCTATTTGAAGGTGTTGACGCATGGCTAGCCATATAACCATGGATGATAGCATTATTATTTTTGATAATATCTTCATCTTTGTTATAAACGATTTCCCTAGCTTTTAGTAAGGCCAAATCGGGGTCGACATTCTGATTGGCTAGCATATTCTTGAATATCTCACCTACCATTAACGATTTATCATTAATGCCTAAAACTTTATTACCATCTAATTCATGAAGTCTTTCGTATGCTTCTAGTCCACCAAGCACTTGATGTGGATTACCATTAGCTAATTCACGATTAATTCTATCTAAATATTTAGGAACAATTGTATTCATTGAAGATGCAACTCTGAAATCGGCTTCATCATCAGATATTCCAGGATTCTTTTGCATAACGGCAGATTTTAATAAATCAAATCCTGCATTAATTTGTTTTGGTGTTAGTCCTTCATAAGTTGTGGCATCATCTGGTCGTGAGACAATTTTTTGAGAAGTAAGGTTTTCAACATTCTGTTTTTGTTGTGACTTAGCCCATTGTGTCGCTACTTTATTGTAATTTTCTGGCCTCAATTCATCTCTTAAATCTGCTAATTTAGATTCATTAAAAGTTCCTTGTGCCATTTCTAGAGACGCACCAGAGATAATAAGATTTTGGTCTCTATTCTCGGTGGCTTCTATAGCAACCAAGTATTTAACTGTATTAGCCGTGACCTGTTCTGATTCAGACCATGATAAATTACCAATCTTTTTTCCAGCCAGCGAAGAAAGATATGCATCTTCTTTTCCAGAGGCTCGTGCATTTAATAATTTATTAATCGACAAAGCGCTTTCATAGTTTAATTTTGCTGTTGTGGATGCTGTTTCCTTCTGCAAAGCTGTAAGATCTGAACTATTAATATTTTTTTGTAAGGATTCATAGGAATTTTTAGCCATTTCAAAATCTTTAGGACTTTGTGCATCTTTAACTTGGTTGGTAACCAAATCATTTTGATGAACACGCCATACTTGCGCATTTGATTCAGCATCCGATTTATTCTGTGAAGTCAATTTGAGATTATATTCGTGAGTGGACGAATTAAGTTGATGTAAAAATTGATTCTCAAGCTGAGGTTTAATATTATCAGGCGCTAACTCTAAAGTATCATGTAAGCCTTCAGCTACATTTTGTTTGTAGCTTGCTATTAATCCAGGTGTAAGTTTAATATTTTTTGCCATTTCTTCTTGGGCATTAAATAAAAGAGCGTTTGCTTGATTACCTAGAATCACTTGCGATTGAGATGAATAAGAATCGACTAATTGTTTATCAAAATTCGTAATGGGAGGCAATAAATTACCTTGAGGCTCTCTTCCTAAGGATTGCCCGTACTTTGTAGCTAACGCAATTGAACTATTGGTCATTATTTTTGAACCAATAATCCCTAATGTTGTTGGGGTGGTTGCTAGTTGATTTAGTGCGTCCCCATAATTCGGAACGGATGTGGAAGCATCCAACGATTCTTTTCTTTTAAGAATTGGTAAATCCTGAGGATTTCCTTTGATTCCAACATTTGGTTTAGATGTATTAATTTCTTCAGACATCATTAATCCTTATGCTTCAGTTAAACCAAACCCGGCTTTTTTATCAAATATACCGCGTATAGAAGGAATTTCAGATTTTAGATTTTCTTTTCCGGCTTTAAATTTATTAGCCAAAGAACTTATTGGTAGATTATTAAATATCTGATTCGTTAATGACTGCCCTAAATTTGTCTCCGAGGTTAAAGTATGCAACCCAGAGAGAACACCAGCAGCGCGCAATTCATTCTCTTTAACAAGAAGATTAAGTCTTCTTGTCTTTTCATCTTGAGCAAATGAAGATTCAGAATCAGCTAAGGCCGCTGTTGCTGAGCCAGCTCCACTGGCTGTTCCACGGGCAGCATTTATGGCTATCTGGTTTGAAACATTCTCACGCAATGATTTTATTGCATCTAAAGATGCATCGGCGTTTTGTGCTCGCAATGCTTCTAAATTAGTATCAACGGCGGACTGTTCTAGTTTACGCCCCAGCTCAATCAACCCTTTATTTTTATTTGTTTGAGTAATAGAGATAATTGCCCCAGCTGCACTCATTGACAGTATAAACGCATCATCCCACCCGAATGCCATAATTCTATCTCCTATACATCTACTTTGTAGAATAGACCAATTAATTTAAAGTCAAAAGGTTCATTGTGGGTGATTTTCAACCCTATTTTCTGATAATCATCCCATCCTGCCATAATGCTGTATTCAAAGAAACCATTTACAGGTACGGGAGGTGTTCCAATTGGAACTTCATCAAAATTCTGTAGCGCAATAGGTACATTTCCATTTATATACCCACCGATAGTATCGGATAGCATTAATGATACTTCACGTATATGTTTCGGTGTCAGTAAATTAGATTGTTTGGTACTGGCTTGGAATATGGATAACGGTAAGGGCTCGATGGTAACATTAATAGGGAATCCAATTTGTGCTGATGCAACTGGTACGGAAGAACCATGTGCAATAGTCTGAACCGTATCATCAATGCCAATATAATCGAACCCATATCCATCTCCATTAATCTTAACGTTCTGTGAGTTGAATCTAGGTAGACCAGTGAACACACTTGATGCGGCTCCATTATATTGAAATGCGCAATCAACCATAGCATTAAAGCTTAACTCCTCAATGAAGAAGCTTGTAGCCAATTCCCATGGCGTTACATCGGTATTAACTCCGGCGCTAAAGAATTCAATAGGATTAAGTCCCAGAGCGGCATCTTCGGCAGATGTATAAACCATAAAGTCCAAGTCATCGGTAGAAACCGCCCAATACCAAGTATCAAGCTGAACCTGCGGATTTGATAAGGGTAACGTCCCTGTTGTTGTGAAGATAAATGGAGTTACGCCGGGGCCAAATACAAAGTCATTGTCGAGCAAATCAAATGGATTCCCGTCCAAGAGATTAAAGCCGTCGCCGCTTAATAGAGCGAATAGAACCCCGGTGCCTAAAGTAAATTGTGTGAATGTTGTTATAGGGAATGGTGAGCCCTCAGTAGCCAATTCTCTCTCGGTTACAAACCAACCACGCCCATCATAACTGGTAGCCACCCAGCGAAAGTAGGCATTCCCATAAGTCTGCTCCAAGATAGCAGGAGTAAATCCTTGAACATCTTCGGATATGAGAGTTTGGTAAATTGCCAATGAACCATCAGTATTGACAATAAGCATGTACCGAGAACCTGCTCTGGTAAGGTCAACGAAAGCAGCCTCATCGACTGGATTACGTATAAGCTGTTCGTTCGCAACGGAGATAATATTAGACTGATATGCGTTGTTGAAACCATCCCATAATAGCGAGTGAGCATCATTGCCCGACAGAATGACGATTTGATTGTCTATACCTCTTGGCTGAACAGCTTCAGCCGGTGTGGAGTCTTGGATTGTTAGGCTGAAGTTTAGGGGTGTTATCGCAATTTCCACGCTAAGTGGAGTACTAAACACTCCTGAATTGGTATGAATCGTCAGCGAGCGGTATGGTACTATAAATCGAATAAAATTGATATCGTCAGACGTTGGATACCATGAAATTGCATTATCAGCATCAACTTCTGAGTCATCAAAATTATCATAGTCATTGACTACTGAGCCCCATAGGCCGTTAGGCAATAAATCGGTATTTGCAAAGAAAGCCCTATTCTGAAATGAAGAACAGACTCTTGGCCATCCTGCGGCATCACTCCATGCGGGTGTTGTGACCGATAAGTTCATAGAGCCTAAGTAAGCCGTTGTCTGTGAGAAGGGGGCAATTGAAGCAATAACTGCGACTGTAGTGGAAGTAATCGATAATATTCTTCCTCTCCCTCTATCAGGTGCAAAGAATACACCACCAACATAAGCGGCTGTAAATTGGAATGTATCTCCGCCCCCAGCAGCGAACGTTAAGTTAATGGCATTTCCTGTCAAAGCGCTAACAGTGAATGTGCTTTTCTGCCAATAGCGGCCACCTGTAAAGTCAAAGACCGGATAGGTAATAATGGATGCTTGCGCGATAGTCCATGTATTAAGAATCGTAGCTTGCTGAGCACCTACTCCGGATGTAAGTATTTGGAAAGGATTAAGCTGGGCTTTTGCATCTGGAGCCGTATAATAAATCTGTGCTAGCGTAGACGTTACCATATATACGAAGTAAGTCTTATTTGATAAAACTTGTGGGTTTGAGGTAAATAACGAATTGCCATCTCCGGGCGTAAAACTAAATCGAACTGGATAAACATATCCAGCCGTGTATCCACTTGTCAGCGTAATTGTGTTTGCAACGGTATCAAAAGCGGTAATCGTATCTGGTGAATCAGGTGCGCGAGTAACATCCTGTGGAGCAATTAATCCGCAAGTGACTCGAAATATATTATCCAAAACGGTATGGTCTAGTAATCGAATTAGGTTTTCCGTAATGGGTGAGTTAGAAATTTGCTGGACTAGATTTCCTTCAAGGTAAATATTCACAAACCCCGGAATGAAGACAATTAAATATACGCATTCATTAAGGTATTGCATGGATTGAAAGTAAATCTGATTGGCATTCGTAACGCCAGCTATAGTGCTCTGGTAATATGTTCCAAATCTCTTTCCAGCCGCACCTTGTGGGAATGTAATAACATTCGTCGCGGTCTTCAGCCCATTATAATATGGAGATACGGAAACCCGCGCATACATCAGCGGTGATATTTCACCCTTCGTAAATATATCCTGTGACCATAAAACCTGTGACATAATTACCCCTGACCAGATGAGTTACCGACGAAACCTCCGATATTACGGTTGTTTAATACAGGGAACAGCACTTGTGAGTATTGAGGTCTATTTTGAGCTTCATTAGCAGCAGCCATTGCAAAGTGATACTGAGTTTGCTGTTTCAGGTATTGAGCGTAATCAGGTCTTTGGGCATTGGAAAGCGCTAAGTAATTCGCTATCTCATGAACGAAGTACACCACAAATCGAGGAGGCAATTGAGCAACCTCAGGTT